CTTGTACATAACTACATCTTATTTGGTGCAGTTATACCAGGCATCTTCTAAGACCAAAGGTCTTTACACCACTCGCACAGCGAGTCACTTTTAACCCTCAAATCTAAAAAGGAGAAAATCAATGACACCCGAAGCAGAAAAGTTTAATGGTTGGATGGCCATGATCGGAATAGTAGCAGCACTAGGTGCTTATGCATTCACAGGACAAATCATTCCAGGTATATTCTAATGACAAATACAGCAATTTGGCAGAGAGCCAACGGTAGGTTTGCAATGGTTGCTTTTTGGGCAGTCGTAGGTGCATATACCCACTTCAAATACTTTACATAACTAAATAATTACTCGTAAATATTTTAATCTCAAAACAAATGGGCGACTTATCAGCCGCAACAGATACAATTACACCACTAGTAGCAGTCCTCTGGGTTTTCTATCCCATGGCTGCTTTAGTCTTAATCGAATTATTATTACGTGCATTTAATGATGATGATGATGACGATGGTGGAAAAGGTGTACGTGTTTCAAACATGCAACCTGTTCCTGTACCCTCTGGAGCGTAATGGATTTTTCTCACCCATATTGGAGATTCGCTGAACTTTGGAACGGACGTTTAGCAATGGTCGGTGTGATAGGTGTCATACTCATCTTGACAAACAGGTAGAAATACCTATATAATACAGAGAGTATTTTTACCTATCATGCCACAAGCAATTTTTATCAGTCTACTAGGATTATATCTTTACTTTGGTCCTTCTATTTCACCATTAATTTATTCTTAATATATACTGAAACCTTAAATGGAATCCTACATGAGTGAAGAATCTGAACACATTAATGATCTATGGGAAGACATGGATCGACTCAATTCTTTATACGAGGAGTTGATGTGGGATAACGATGATGTCCTAGAGTTTGTTCCCGATTATGAAAATGATCGAATAATCATCAAAAACAGATCTCGCATTCAAGAGGAATGATTCCCCTAGCACTATTACTAACTTCAATACCACCAGGCTCTAGAGATCTTATAGAGTTTGGTTTTTTTGTTACTGTTGGAATTACAGCAGGTTCATTGGGATTGATTTAATCGGTATACCGAACTATCAACTGTCACAAGCCCCCTTGACCCCAGTAACAAATCATAGTATTATACTTAAACTGTCACATACAACAGTGTGCCAGTTGTATAAATAACTTTACATAACAACGGGCCCGAAATAATCGTACCCCTGCGTAAGATGTAATCAAAAGTACCCATGTCGAGGGTGCTATCATCCGCAGGGTTTTTCTTTGCGAGATACTTAACAAAAAAACATGTCTATCAAATCAACAATCGCTGCTGTTGCAGCATCTCCATTCCTTCTCGCTGGTGCAGCTTTTGCTGGTCCATACGTGAATGTTGAGAGCAATATCTCATATCCTGATGGAGAGTATTCTGGAGCAACTACAGATCTTCATATCGGTTTTGAAGGAGATGCTTCTGAGAAAGTAGCTTACTACATCCAAGGTGGTCCTTCATTCATCGCTGTTGACGGAACTGATGGTTCTGAAGGTGAGTTCTCTGGTAAGGCTGGTCTTAGCGTTGCTGCTACAGATTCAATCGGAGTCTACGGTGAACTATCTGGTATCACTGACGAAGATTCTTCAGGCGAAGATATCGTTAACTGGGGTGCAAAAGCAGGTGTTAAGTTCACCTTCTAAATATCTCTAGTTCGAGATGGATCGAGACCTCCTACATTGTAGGGGGTCTTTTTTTATGTTTGTTTGACTATATAATAATAACGTGTTATAATCCCTATGCCTGAAGAATTAAAAGAAGAAGAAAAGGTAGATTCACCAGAACCAGAAACTTCTGAAGAAGTAAAGGAAGAGGTGAAGGAAGAAAAACCAAAAGGTCTTATAGGAAAGATGGCAGATGCTATTGTTCCTGATCATGACGAGCAGATGGCTATCATTAGTACATTTGTGCGGCTCGGAATTTTGGTTTGGTCGGGTGGAATTTTGACTTTAAATTACGTAGCTATCCCAAACTTCCCACAGAAGAATATAGATCCAACATTTATAGCTTCGGTTTTTACAGGAGTTTTGGCCACATTCGGGGTTCAAACTGCTAAGAGTAAGAACAATGGTAATGGTGGAAAACCACCTGCACCTGCTGTATCTAAAGCAGATATGGAGAAGTTGATTGAGAAGGCATCACAAACTGCACCTGCTCAAATCATTAGAATTGAACAAGCACCTCTTAATTTAACTGCTGCTGCAAATCAACCTAAGAAAGAAGAACCACCTGTTGTACTATAAACTGGAGATTTCGTTATGAAAAAATGGATAGGTATTAGTCTAGGAACTCTCTTAGGCATATCACATATAGGAATGATAGGGATGATTGCTCGAAAGGAATCATTCCCTAAATTGAATTTACCTATCGGTGAATATACTTCTTATAATGTCATAGCAAATAAGGAAGGATATACTATAAACTATAGAGCACATGATCCTAGAGTACTAATAAAGAATGAAGGGGTTGAGAGACCTGGTGGATTCTTAGGATTAGGTAAGACAAAGATAACTAAGCATGAACAGTATTATGTTGCTCCATCACAGAGTAATGGTGGTGGTATGAGTCCTGAGATGATTGCATGTATTAAGAAGAAAGGTGGTGGAGAAGGAACAGGTAGAATGGTAGGTGGTGCATTAGGAACTGCTGCTGTTACTCAAACTGGAATTGCATCTGTTCCTATAATTGGATGGGTACTTGCTGGTGCTGCTACTATGATAGGTATGGATCAAGGTGCAGAGATAGGTGGCAACATGGCAGCTGATCTTGCAAAGGAATGTAAAGATGAAGAGAACATTAAATGATTAAATAATTTTATGAGTGTAATCATCTACCAAGATCATATAGATATTCTTGAGGAGCAGAATTCTGTTCTCAAGAAAGAGGTTCGTATTCTCAGGGCATTGCTAAGAAAAGAAAAACGTGATATAATATCTCCAACCGAGAGAGGTCTATCTTCAACATGAGTAAACCGTACGATGATTCAAATTGGAGAGAGGAATATAAGAACTACACAAGTAGTAAAAAGGAACTTGAGTTGCTAGAGAATGGCCCTAAGAGTCTTTCTCAATCTTGGATAATGGGTGCGTTGCATAACAAGTGGAAGAAGATGAAGGGGTATAAAGACCCCGAACCACCTGATGTATCATCAAGCATGGGTGAATTTTTTAAAAAACAAGATGAATATTCTTGAATAAGGAGGTACTATGAAAACTTATCGAATCGAAGAAGAACTAACAAGTGGATGGCATGAGATTCATACGAATCTTACCAAGGATGAAGCTAAAGTAAAGTTAGATTCTTTAATTACTGACGGTTATAATCCTAATCGTTTAAGAGTCAGAACACTATTAACTGAGTAATGTATCGAGTTACACACTCAGTCAGGAAGTCCACACTGAACTAGGCAAAATTACTTAATCCGTGCTATAAATATATGCAGTATGGGATTGAAAAATCATGCCCCTAACGCAACAAAAGAATTACACCGTAGGTTATCACGACTTACAAAACAAACATCATGAGATATGTGAGTATGCAGTAGATGCATATGAAGCAATACAGAAATCCAAAGAGGATGTTCCTGCATTAAAGGAGCATCCTCATTCTATTGATTACTGTATAACTGAAGAGGTGAATAAGATTTCTAATCTTATGGCATCAGGTATTCCAATGGGACATTAATCATGACTAGCATAACAAAAAATAAGCACGAGATCATGTGGTGGATGAGCCGACTTACTATTATGGGAGTATCTTTATCACTAGCAGTAACACTTGCAGCACAAGCATGGGTTTAGTACACCAGTGCTAGTGTTATAAATTATATTAATTACATACATTACCATATGTTATCAACACAATACCGTTTAAGGTTAGAAGCAATATGCAAAGACATTGCTTCTGGTGTAGAGGTTAGTCTAGAAGATATGATCTGGGCTGATAAATTAGCAAAAGCAAATACTGCTGCTAGAGGTATGCTGAATACAGCAAGAAGAATATCTGTAGACCCAACAGATTCTTTTCTGAATGAGTTGAACATTGGAGACCCCGATTCAACTCATCATAAAAAGGGGTTTACAGATCCAGAAGATGTGGTAGAATGGTTTCATAACGAAAGATCTGACGATTGGAGGCAGAGGGATTAACTATGAGTGATGAACTAGTTCGCATTGCTAATGCATTGGAAAGGATTGCAGATTTTTATGAGAAAGGTTTGCATGTTGACATTGATCATGCTCACATAGATGACATTGGTGAGATACATGGTGATGTAGTTACACATCCTAAACAATTTTAGTGAAATTAATTTCTAATTTCTTAAGTGAAGAACAACTTAAACATACCAAGGAAAGTTTATTAAATGTACATTTTCCTTGGTATTATAATAAGGTTGTAAATGACATGGATCATCCCGATTGGTTCATGTTTAGTCATATATGGTTTGATAATGATACTATAACCAGTAATAGTTTTGAATGGTTGATAGCACCAATTATTGATAAGATTGATATGACCGAATTGATAAGAGTGAAGGGTAATTTTTATAATAAAACATGTGAGCATATAATACATGGTTACCATACTGATTATGATCATGATCATATGGTTGCATTATTAAATCTAAATGATAATAATGGATATACTGAATTTGAAACTGGAGAAAGGATTGTCTCTAAAGAAAATGAATTAATTATTTTTGATGGTAAGATTAGACATAGAAGTGTAACTCAGACTGATACTAATATCAGACTTAATGTAAACATTAATTTTCTTAATTAAAAATGGAAGTAGTTTGGTCAGTTAATATTATGCTTGCTATCCTTCTTATTGGTGTAGGCATTGCAATTTACTACATATTCATGTATGATACTTGGTATCCTAATGAGCAACGAAGTGAAGATAGCAGTCCT